GGAAAGTTCCCTTTGGTAGAGCGTGGAAAGAAGAACTTACAGTAAATGATTCTGCTCTGATGATTGAGAGAGAACCAGATAAGTTCAAAGCTATTGGTGTATTCACAGGTCAGAAGTCAGATGGTCTTGTGATATTTGACGTAGATAGAAACTTGGGTGTTATCGAAAAGAAATGGGGTAAAGATTTAAAGAAAGCACCAAAAGTTACGTCACTTAGAAAAAATGCTGCTAAGTTTCTTTTCAAAGTTCCGCAGGATCTTGTAACTGAAGTTGCTTCTATCTCACAGACTGCTGCTGGACAGGAAGGTTGGGAAGTTTTATGGGGAGGACAGGGTGTAATAGCTGGTGAATACCATAAAAAAGGAGTTGGTAAAGGCAAATATAAATTAGAAGGTGATCTGTTCGATGTGCCAGTTGCTCCAGAATGGCTACTGTCTCGCATGAAAGATCAATACAAAAAGAATAATCAAGATGTCGATATTAAATACGTTGATAACAGGTGGAGTAAACGTACCAAAGAAGAAAGAATCGCTATCGTTAGTGGTTGCTTAAGTGTTATCGGACACAAAGGACCTAACCAAGAACATTACTGGTGGGAAATAGGTGCGATGATAAACAACGAGCTACCAGGGATTGAAGGTTTAGAACTCTGGAGAGAATGGTCTAAGAAAGATCCTGACTATGAACATTGTTGGGAAGATGGTGAAGATCCTTGTGCTGCTAGGTGGTATGCAACCTGGAGAAATGATGGGGCTAGATACAATATGGCTCATCTTATAGATTTAGCAGATAGGGTCGATCCAGATAGAAAAAGATTTAGACAGGTTGGTTTAGACAAACTCATAGATGAAGTGATGGCTATACCGCTTAGATATAAAGAAGAAGTGTTAGATGGTGAGGATCTTATTCAGAAATACATGGATATTGACAATGATCCTAAGAATGAGAACCCTGCACTACATAACCAAGCGGTCCATAAATTAGCTATTGAAGCCAAGCGAGGTAATGCTGCTGAGATTGAGAGATTAGTTGATACTCACGAAATGTTCAATAGAACTAAAGGTCAGAAACCTTTGGCTATTGATGAGTTAGACGACACACCTTTTGAATATTTGATTCCAGGATTGCTACCTAAACCTTGGACTCTGTTGGTTCATGCAGATGGTGGTACAGGAAAGACTGCTATGTGTCAGACAATAGCTAAACATATTGGACATGGAAAAGCGTTCAATGTTTATGGTGCTTTAGTTAACGTGCCAGTTGGTAAAGTTCTCTGGTTAAACGGAGATCAGAACGAAAGGATACTGCGTAGGCAAATGAAACTTATTGGGTGTGATAAGAATGTTCGAGTAGTTACTGAGTGGGATATGCAGTGGTATAGCAGATTTAAGAAGATGCAAAACAAATATGCTTACGATCTAATAGTTATTGATAGTTTAGATGGTTGTAATGACAGCAACCCATACGAAGAGAACAGAAGGGAATATGCGTTACCTATCAAGAAACTTGTAAGAAGAAATGGTCAGGACTTTCCTGCTTGTTCAATAATTATTATCCATCACAACACTAAGGAGGGTAAGTTCAGGGGAACTACTGCAATTAAAAATGCGGTAGATGAGACATGGAACATGAAAAAGCTATCAATGAATGATGCTGCACAGATGGGTCTTACAGCAAATAGCAGATTAGTAAGCGTTGAAAAGTCCAGAGAGGACCGCGAAGGGCTGAAGATGATATTTACCCTGCTACCTGACTACACATATTCTATAAGCCCTGCACCAGACAATACAGATGAAGTTAGGATTGACACTCCAAACAAACATACTTTGGATATATTGCGTTTAATGAGGACAGAAACTAAGGCTTGGTGCGTTAAGGATTTAGTTGAGCACGATACAGTGGGTGGTATGCACAGGAAACGTGCCATAGTTTATAGCTTGAATAAATTAGAAGATCAGAAATTAATTGAAGAAGTTGACGTACCAAAAACTAAGAGTAAGGGTGGTAGACCATCTAAATTTTATAGAGCTATTGGAAAAGAATTACCAAAGGCTTTTAGTTCCCTCGCGCGTGATATACCCCGAAATGATGTGTATAAACCTAATAATGTAGATGTAGCAATGGATTTGAACAACAATGAAATTGGTAAAAACCCTAGTATTGTAAAAACCTCAGAAGACAGTGGAGGTTTATACAAAGAGGAGGTTAATACAAAACCGATTGTTGTTGAAAGCTCTTCTCCTGGAACGGAAGAAGGTTTATACACAGATAGCACTGGCTATATAGACGAAAACCAAAAATTCTGGGAGCAATAGTAGTTGAAACAACCCATAATTCACGTCACTATCTACGAGGAGAAAAACCCTACCGAAGATAGTCCACTAGCCACTGTGCGTTATACAGAATATTCAGACAAATCAAGAAAAAAAGTACTAAAAGTAAATCAGGTTGAGTATTACGATCCAGCATATTTTCACAGTCAGGTTTTACAGGCTGTTAGTTTTGGACTTGATGTTTCAATCTGCACACAACTCAGTGTAAATACTTTACAGAAGAAGTTAAGTTACTGGACAAGATAATCTATTGTGATACAATAATAAAGCATATTTATAGGTTCTTCCATGACCTCAACAATTACTAAACAAGAGTATTCTGTCTATTACGGAATATCAGAATTAAAAAGATTGCAGACTGCTCACAGTATTGCATTTGATACAGAAACATTACAGCTACAACCAGAAGAAGGTAAGCTCCGACTAATTCAGTTGGGGTCTTTTTCTTCTAGATCTATAGTAGTTATTGACTGCTTTGAACTAGAACGTAGCGATTGGAATTACTTGGAGGATTTTTTCAGTAATACCAATAGATATTGGCTGGCACACAACGCAGTATTTGACCTTGGCTGGCTACAGGAACACGGCATACACCCTGAAGGATTTGTACGTTGCAGTATGTTAGCCAGCAGATTACTTACTAACGGTATTCCACAGACTAAGCATGGTCTTGATGCACTGGCTAAAAGACAGCTTGACATGAACATATCTAAGGAACAGCAGAAGTCCGATTGGGGTGCTGAAACTTTATCTAAAGAACAGCTTATTTATGCTGCAAAAGATATTGAAGTACTACTTGAGTTAGATCAAGTATTGGACAGAAAGCTAAGAAATGCAGAGCTACACAGAGCATATACTTTGGAGTGTAGAGCACTTCCAGCTATGGCTCAGATGTGGAGAGTTGGGCTACCTTGGAATAGAGAAGAGTTAGAACAATGTCGTATCGACTATGAAGATGACATTAAAGAGTTGGGTAACGAATTTATCAGAGAACTTGATAATGACTTACCACTTGGAAAGAAGTTACCTAGAAATGAAGATGGCACATTTAATCTTCGTGCGAAAGACCAAGGCTCAATCAGACTAGGTACTAAAAAGTATGCAGGATTCAATATCAAAAGTTCTAAACAATTACTGGAGAAACTTGAATTAGTTCTTGGTTATACACCAGTGAACAATGATGGTAAGCCTAGTGTTGCTAAAGATGCTTTGAAGAATTGTGCTGCTGACTCTCCCACGATCCAAACACTTATGACTTGGAAGCGTAGAGAAAAACGTAGACAGATGATAGAAAGCATACAGGATAAGATGTCAGATGATGGATTTGTTAGAGCATCTTATATGCAGTTGGGTGCGGACACAGGCAGAATGTCTAGTATCAAGCCTAATAATCAGCAAATACCAAGAGATTCAGAGTTTAGACAATGTGTGCAAGCTCCCCAGGGTTGGAAAATAGTTGATGCTGACTTTTCACAGATGGAGTTACGTCTTGCTGCTGCATTAGCTAAAGACAAGAACATGACTGCTGCATTTCAGCGTGGTGAAGATTTACATGATTATACGGCTGAACAGATGGGGTGTGATAGACAGATAGCTAAGTCAGCTAACTTTGGTTTGTTATATGGTGCTGGTGCTGAAGGTTTACGAAAGTATGCTGGAAGCAGTGGTGTAATCATGTCCAGTGATGAAGCTATAAAGATTCGTGACAACTGGCTCACTACATATAGCGGTATCCGTGATTGGCAGATGGAAATGAACTATCTATCACGTTCCACAGAAGGAGATGAATGGCCTGAGACTAGAGTTCCAGTATCTAATATGCGTAGATTCTTGAAGGGTGATCTCAATAGAACTACCGTTAGATGTAATACTCCTATTCAAGGTGCTGGTGCTGCGATATTAAAGTGTGCATTGGGTAACTTATGGGGCAAAGTCAAAGAAACAGGCGAAGATAAAGTAAGGATTGCAGCAGCCGTTCACGATGAATTGATACTTCTTGTTAAGGAAGATTTAGCAGATGAGTGGGCTCAGATTCTTAAAACTACAATGGAGAAAGCGGAGGCCAAATGGTTAGGTGATGTACCAGCATTAGCTGAAGTGTCTATTGGTGATAGATGGAGTGAGGTCCACTAAATAAATGAACAGACTCCCTTTACACAAGTTGGGGGATTTCATAGAAAAAAGAGGTATGTCAGTCTTAGGGCATTGTTACAAATGCAATAAGATTATATTCCGCACCCAACAAGAAGCCAAGAAAGAAGCATCAGACATGAGAAAACGTGGTAGAAACCATACTTATGTCTATGCTTGTCCAAGAGGAAACGGTTGGCATCTAACATCTATGAAACCCCAGAGTGCTAAAAATCCAAAAACCAGAAAACCAGCTAAAAGCTCACAGACTAAAAAACTAAAGAGGTTCAGAAAATGATTGGTATTTGCAAAAATGAACACGGTTGGTATATCTCCAAGCATAATAAACGGCTTGGAGTAAAATACTACAAGACCCTAACGGAGGTAATGCCAGTTGCTTATGCAGAAGAATATTCGAGTGGATCTAATGAAGGATCTGTACAAGGAGATTCCAAAGGCAACTACCAAGGATCTGGGTAGTATCATTGAATTTCTTAAAAGAGCTAGAGAAGTTCGCACAGGAAAAACTCAAAAGCGAAGAGAAGCCCGAAAAAAGTATGTGGAAAAGCAACTTGATAAAGCCGATTTGCCTTTTTGGTGGTAGAGTAGTACAAGAACAACCTTGTAAATGGCTCTCAAACACGGAAACAAAAGTTATTATCAAGTCCTCATAGACCCTAACAGAGCAGAACTTATAGAAAAAGTAGCTGACAAAGAAGGTATGCGAGGTACTGCATGGGTAAGAAAAGTAACTTATGAAGCCTTAGAACGTGAATATCCTAGCTCTGAATATAAAATCGCTGAAGCCAAAGATGAGTTGATGTGGAGAGAATCTGTACAAAGACGAATTGACGGAAGAAAGCAGAAAAACTAAACAACTTTTAAAAAATGAAGAGAATAACATGGGTCGAGTGCCCAGGCTGTAAGATGTACAGCGATCAGAAGGTCATTCGTTCTGAGAGAAACTCAAAGTTTATAACAATTCGCAGACGACTTTGTTACGAGTGTGGACATAAATGGTTCACGATCCAGTATCCAGAAATGATAGTGCCTGACATACAGGCTCGTTACGCATCTCGCGAATGACGCTTACGGTGTTGTATCACTTGTCTCAAAATCTTTAACTTCTCGAACCATAAGCGTAATTTATATAGCCTTTTGTTTTTAATTGGTTTTGTTTGTAGGACAGCAACATGAGCTTCAAGTTCTACTACACGCATCATTGCGTTAGATAACACAACCTCACTTTTGGCGTGATTTTTCATCATGTCTATACAGAAAGCTTTTAATCTATCTGTATCGTTACAGGCCATAACTTCCCTACACCTAACCTCTACAGCCAACTCTGTCTCAGGGGGCAGCTTTGTAAATATCATTTTCATAAACCCATCATCTCTCATATCATTGCAGATTAGTGGTAGAACCTGGGTACATTCTGGCTTCAATAAAACTTACTGCTTGGTCATCTAACGTATTGTCTGTCTGTTTAGCTATTGCTTTTAATAAATCAATAATCAGTCTCTTCATTGCTTTAGATTTGATAAAAACTAGAAGGATAGGTTTTAGGATTTTTACCATCGTTTTTGTGTGTTACTTCCCAAACATAGCTCTTTTGCTAGTATTAGACAAGAATCTTAACTTTTATGGTTGAAGAGAAGAAGAAGAATCCCTTTCAAAAACTTAAGGAAGGCTTAGATGATAAAGAGGAACAACTGGCAATTATTAGTCTTTTTGTTCGATTAGGTGTTGTTGTATGGAGTGGATTCATAGTAACCCTTAACTACATATCAATCCCAGGTTATAGTTCAGAGCCAAAAGACATTACGTTTCCAGCTTCGCTACTGACGGGAGCACTCGCAACATTCGGTTTAGAGGGATCTAAGAAAAGTAGTAAGAAAGACGATAAGGTTGCCATGGAAGAAGGTATGATTCAAACTATAAGGGTAGTGACTCCAATCAAAATCGAGGGAGCAGAAGTAATCGACCCAAAATCTAAAAAATGAAAAAGCTACTTGCATTATTACTGCTAACATCTAGTCCAGTACTAGCAGACATCAAACAGGAGTTTGTAACATCTGCCCAGATCACTGTAGATATGCCATTCGTAACGACTCAAAAAGTTGGTACGACCTACTCTTTAAGTGGAAACAATATTACTCCGTCTGTAACCGTAGGAGATACTACAACATCAGGAAAGATTGGTGGGATCAATGTTGGCAGCCTTACTAACGGAGTGCCAGCTATGATACAAACTGACACTACAGTGACAACATCGGGGTCGGCCTTCAGCAAAACAGAATCCGTAACAATGGGAGATGCCACACCATCTGCTGTGACTCCTTCTAGTGGTATTGCAGCATTACCAGTATTAGGTGGAACGACAACAGTAGCTTCGGGCGGTACAGCAGGAAACCTCGCACTCACTTCTTTAAGTTCTGGGATTCATACTTGCACGGCTGGAGGCAGTGGTACTAGCTGTATTGGATCTACTAAAGTTACTATTACGATTGACTAGACTTTGGCTGCTGGTTTTATTAGTATTACCAGTAAGAACCCTTGCTGTACCTGTTGTGCCACAATTTCGCACAGGATCCAGTACGACTTCGAGTACATCTGAATCAATAATTAATGAAACGATCACGAGCCATCAATATCGCACAGGCTACTCCTACTCAGCATCAGGACATAATATCGAATCTGAAACGGGATATATCAACCCTACTCCTACGACTACGAATGAACAAACAGTTGGGGGAGTAAACTTTCATTGGACTTCACCAAACTTAGAAGCTATACCTCGTTGGGGAATTGTAAACGATGGAGCAGCCTTCTCTCTACAAGAAACGCTCATTACTCCAGGGCTAGATACGACAACAACTATAACTCGTCAAATAACAACAAGCACAACAACAGAAACTACAACTACATTTGGGCAGTAGCTTTACTTCTCTGTCCTGTCAAAACCCTTGCAAACACTACGGTTGCGTCACCTTCCAGCAATGCACAAGGTGTCGTTAATAATAATGCCACAATGATTACGCCATCAGCTATGCCATCTTACAGAATGAGTCAGGGTATAGTTTGTGCTTCACCTAGCCTTACAATTACACCTTATTTAACTGATAGTTGGTCTTTCGCACGACCCAAAGAATATATTACGAGAACACCCATCTATGACGAAGATACTGGTGAGATCAAATACTATTCAGAAATACCTAGATTTGAAAAAGATAATTTCAATCTAAATTATGGAATATCTGCTCAGTTTAATATTCCGCTAGGCAAGTCACCAGCCCTTTGCCATGAAGCGACCCAGGTAAATATTGAAGCTCAGAGGCTACTGATAAAGAAAACTAAAATGGAGATCAGTTTATATCGTTTAGAAATGTGCTCAAAAATGGCAAAGTTGGGAGCTACATATAAATCTGGAACTCCTAGTGCAGTTACCTGTGAAGATATTGTTTACAACATTCCACCAAATCAAGTTATCCCACATACTCACGAATTAGCCCAGTAGACAAGTCACGGGTATTAAACTCATCTACGGATAATTATTCTACATCTTTTTTCTTCTTTGTAAGCTTTTTTATTAGATTTTTTACTAGAGGTTTGACAATATTAAGCAGTAATGGAGTAGTGGCAGCAACAGTAGCAATAGCAGCAGTACTAATAAGCTGTGCAGGGCCAGGTATGTATTGCTCAATGAACGCAACGTCTTCATAAAGAGTTATACATTTACTACCATCTTCGCTTCTTTCGTGACCTATAACACGTTCCAATCGTTTATCGTTACGAAAGTCTCCTACTCTTTGGTCCATTTTGCCAGGGCAGGGAGGAAAATCTGGTGGGGGAGGGTCAGGTGGTGGAGGAATTTTTGGCTGCTCTGTTTCTGGTAAGGGCGGTGGTTCATTATCGACAAGCGGTTCTTCTGTAATGACCATATTCTCAGGTGTATAGTCAAGAGGAAACGGAAAATCACACGTTGTAAATACACCATTTGGATCTTCCAGTAATAAATTACGATTACCAGTATTTTTTATATCACGATGTTGATAGGTACAACCAGGAACATCAATATCTGGTGGCTTTGTAATAGTTAGATAATGTGGACTATATATTTCTGGAACGTCTGGAATATATATCTCTTGAATTTTAATATCAGGTATCTCAATCGTAGGCATCTCTTGGTAAATAAACCTCTACAAAAGAATGACATTTAGGACAAGATAAATTAGTTATCATGCTGTACTCTCCAGACTTTAATGGGTAGTCCTCGTCATCTAAGCTATGATCTCCACCCCAGATAAGTTCAGTTTTACAGTGCCAACAATTCATTTAATAATCGGCATTGATGGACCAGTTATTTTAGGCAAGCCTTGATCTAACATCTTCGGCATCATTCCAGATACGTTACCAAGAATCTCATTCATTACTCTTGATTTGAACTGTTCTGAAGTTACATACTTGTAACCTATTACGCCTGTGGCAGTCATGGAAGCTA